CTCTTATTAGTTGTAAAGGTCGAAGGTGACTTCCCAGTCACCTTCTGGAGCAGTTAAAGGCTCCGCCGACGAGTTGCGTAAGGCAAAATCAGCAGGGCGAAGAAGCATCCTATCGATCTGATCTCTCAGATTATAAGGCGGCTTCCAGCTCGGCCAACTAGCTGCAACACGATTTCGGACTTTGAATCTGTCAGTAGTATTTTGTACTCCGACAGATCCGTTCCGGATAAATCCTCCTACGAAGGCGACCATCAACCCATCAGCGTTGTACCCGATTTCTCGGGTACTTTGTCGATGACGGAAAAACAGCCGCTGGTCTTCTGATATAGGCATACGGATTTTCTTCGAGACCTTAGTAAGAGCCCTGTATTTAACAGAGCCGTTACGGTCTCTAGGTAGTCCGATCGGCGAATACGGAGTCTTGATCCCCTCACCGTCCCCATCCGAAAACGGGATAGGTAGAAATTCTACCTGCCGCTTAAGGTAGGAGACGGTTTGAGTAATCAAAACCCCTGTCTTCGTCGACCACCTAATCAGTCGATTTATCAAGGAGTAGACGTCAGCACTTGTTTTAAGTGACCGGCAATAGACGCCTCTAATATCAAGGCCTCTAAAGTAGTCACCTCCACAAGATTCACGGAACGAGCCTGAGTTGAACGACTTGTGGTCGTTTGGAGTAAAACCGAACAGCCGGAGTGATCTGATGACGAATTCATATGCGTCCTTTCGGACAATGATATCGTCACCAAACACAGCCCAGTTGCGCGGTCCGCTCCGTTCGTACTTAGGTGCAATACCTAAGACACGGTAACAGGCCAGAACAATGGTCGAGAAAACGAGAGTTTCTAGAGGGAAAGTAAAACCATTCCCCATAGAGCTCACCATATATAGCTCTTGCACACTGCCATCTGGGAAGGTGACAGTGGGCGATCTTGCAAGTTCCAACCAGTCAAGTAATTCGGCTGGCAGGATTGCCCGCAACATCAAGAGCGATATACTGTCTGACGCACTAGATAGATCGATGGTCCCGTAGGACCCGTCGACGCTACCTAGACGCGCCAGTCGTCTGTTGAGAATAGGCTGTCGGGAGAGGTCAATTTTAAACCTCTCTTTGAGCCAACGCTCTAGGACGAAACCGAGGCCTTTCTGAAGATACATGTTCAGAGTAGGTTCGGTACAGATACTTCTCGAAATTTCTGACGTCTTCGGAACAAAAGATAGACGGTTCCCTGCCACCATCAGGTGCCCATAGCGCTTTTCCCGCGTTTTCTCTGCGGCAAGGTGCGTTGGGTTGGCCATGATGGAGTAACGGTATAAGCGGTATAAGCGCTCTGATGTGCCAGTTAGAGGCCCGTCGAACAACTTTGTGTAAAAGTTGTAAGATCGAGCACCTAAGTTGGCACCGGGTCCAACCCCGCCATTGTCAAGGATATCCGACAATGGTAGATTAGACTCGGGTCCGTTACCGACGAGATCAAGCCAAAGGGATTGAACTTCCCCAATGACTTGTTCATCGAAAGTAGACTCTGGTTTTAGGACGAATTTGGCGCACCTCTCGTTGCTCTCTTTAAAGAGCTTCAAGCATGCGTCATCTGCATCCGGGCCTACCTCATCCTGAAATTTCTTCCAGAATGACTGGGCCAACCAAAGTGCACTTGCGGACGCTGTACTCATATCCGATGTAAGGAAAGGAGTACCGCATTTCAGATCGCTTAGCAGACAACTCCGTAACTCAGCTAAATTTAGCATGAGACCTCCGGGTGATGTACAAGCTTCTGGTTAGAAGCCTATGGACCGATCAGAGAACGCCTGACACCATGGTATCCCCTACGCCAGCAGATTGCTGGTTCAGGGCCCCAATGGCCGCCGAAAGGGCGGCACGGATGTTGGGCGCATCTGCAGTATCTGACCCGGCTGGCACATCAATTTCCATTTTGATGAGCAGAACCGAGGCAGGCTGGCCAGCAAGAGGAACAACGCCCTTTCGGACGATGATCTTCCAGCTGTTCTTCGGCACACTTGGCAACAGACCAGTGTTGGGGACGACTGGCGCAAGACTTTTAAAGGTCTTGGGCCTAATCACCGTCACCGTAAAAGGCGACGCAACGGAATGAACCGTTACCCCAGCTTGTGTACCTCCCAGAGCGGTTACGGCTACCTGCCGACCGTTCACGTCCGGGGCCACATCGGCCACGTGCGTGTAGGTAGGGGAAGTAAACCCCGTCTGAGCCCCGCCCGTTATGGGTGAGGTAATGTTGATAGTCATTGACTATCTCCTTTTGAGAACGACAAGACGTTAGATGATAGGAGGAAGATCCTCTTATCCCTCAACGCGACTTTCCGACTATAAGAGCTCCAATGTTAGCAAATTGCTTCCAAGGAAGATCCAAGCCGGTAAGCTGAGGTACCATGATAGGTACAGGAGCTTGAGCTCGCGTTACGTCACGATGTGTTATCGTGACAAGACCAGCCTCTCCACTACCCCTGGCATTCTTCACGTTTAAACTGTCAGGTACAGATGCCACGGATTTTGCAACGTCTGGAACAATCGAGTAAATTCTCGACGATTCCTTGCGCTGCGTCCGTGACAAAGACTTGACAATGGACGTGTCGGTACTTAGGGCATAGAGACAATCGCCGATATTAGTGAAATAATCGACGAGGAACGAGTAAGGAACTAGCTCCCACATACTGGGAATGAAGCTCCCGAGGTCAAAGCCCGACATTTGAACAATTCGTTCAAGTGGCGGCGACCCAGCCTCGTAAGGC